TGCTGTTCGGCGCGATCGACCCGTCGCTCGGCCGGCGTGGGGCGCATCGCGACCCCTCCGCCATCCTGATCGGCGGCTTCGATCCGTCCACGGGCCAGCTCGACGTGATCGAGGCCTCGATCCGGCGCAGGCTGCCCGACGTCATCATCTCGGAAACCATCGCGCTGGCGGCCGAGCACCGGCCCGCGCTCTGGTTTGTCGAGACCGTCCAGTTCCAGGAGTTCCTGCGCACCGAGCTCATGGCCCGCGCGGTCAAGGCCGGGGTGGCGCTGCCCGCCATTCCCGTGATCCCGAACACCGACAAGCGCCTGCGCATCGAGCGGCTGCAGCCGCCGATCGCGGCAGGCCTCATTCGCTTTCACGCCTCCCAGACCACACTGATCGAGCAGCTGCAGCAATGGCCGGGCGCGGCCCATGACGACGGGCCCGACGCGCTCGAAATGCTGTGGACCCATGCGGTCCGCTATGGCGCAGGCATGGCGGCGGGTGTGCCCGGCCAGGCCATCGCGCTTGGCCAGCGTCCTGGCCGCAACCGCCTGGAGGGCTTCCGCCTGTGACCGACGCTCCCGAGCCCGCTTCCAAGAACCTGCCAGCGGACGCCCGTCGGCTGATCGCTCATGCGCGCAACGACATCACCATCCCGCAATTCACGACGGTGCTCAGGCCGACCGACGCGGTCCTCATCGAGCGCGGCGGCGGCAAGGGCCTCGCGCTCTATGACGAGATCGAGCGCGATCCGCACGCCTATGCGGTCCTGCAAAAGCGGAAATTCGCGCTGGTGGGCCGGAACTGGCACGTCGAGCCCGCCAGCGACAGCGCGCTCGACCAGGCGGCGGCCGCGATGGTCGAGGAGGTGCTCGGCGCGATCAATGTCGACCAGCTCTGCCTCGACCTGCTGGACGCGACCCTCAAGGGCTACGCCATCGCCGAGGTGATCTGGGCGCGGCGGGCGGGCCGGATCGCGCCCGCACGCATCGTCGCGCATGATCCACGGCGCTTCGTCTTCGATGAAGACTGGCGGCCGCGCCTGTTGACCATGGCGAACCTCTCCGCCGGCGAGCCGCTGCCGGATCGGAAGTTCATCGTGCACCGCTTCGGCGTGCGCGGCAACGATCCGTACGGCCTCGGGCTCGGCTCACGCCTGTTCTGGTGCGTGTTGTTCAAGCGCGAGGGCATCGCCTTCTGGATGACGTTTCTGGAGAAGTACGCCTCGCCCGTTCCGGTGGGCAAATATCCGCTCGGCACCTTGCCAGCGGATCAGGACCGGCTGCTGCGCTCCTTGCAGGAGATGGTGCAGGCCGGCGCGGTGGTCGCGCCGATCGGCACCGAGGTGGAATTCCTGGAGGCGGCGCGCTCGGGCAACGCGTCCTATGAGGAGTGGTGCACCTATTGGGACACGCAGATGGCGCTGTGCGTGTTCGGCTCGACGCTGGCGACCTACGTTGAAGGCCAGGGCTCGCGCGCCGCCTCCGAGACGCACAAGGAGGCCGAGGAACAGATCATCGACGCCGACGCCGATCTGCTGGCCGATACGCTGCGGGGCTCGCTGTTCCAATGGCTGATCGACTACAACCTGCCGGGAGCCAATCCCCCAAGCCTCCAGCGCCAGCGCAACAAGAACGCGCTGCAGGAAGAGCTCCTGCGCAAGGAGCGGGCGGCGAATGCGGCCGCGGAGCTCGACACGCTGTTTGATCTGGCCACGCGCGTCGGCGATCAGGCCTTCGTCAAGACCGCGCGCGATCTGGCCGATGCCGGCCTGCTGCCGGATTATCCCGACGATGTGCTGCAGGCGCTGGCCGTGGCGCGGCCGGCTGCGCCGGTTCTCGCGCCAAGCCCGCCCGGCCCACCCCGCCTGGGAGCGGACAAGGCGTTGCAGCGTCAGATGCAGTTCGCCGGCCTGAGCGATACTGACGGCCATGATCATGGCATGGCCGCGTTGGCGGACGCGCTGGGCATGGCCGCCGCACCGGCGCTTGCCGACTGGACGGCGATCATCGCCGCCGAAATCGATCGGGCGATCGCGGCCGGCGAGGACCTCGCGCAGTTGCCCGACCGGCTGCTCGCGCTCGATCCGGCGTTGACGCTTGATCCGCTCGGGCGTGTGGTCGCGCCGGCCATCGCCGTCGCCGAGCTGAGCGGTCGGGCGGACGTCGCCGAGGCGATAGACGCGCGGCGGCGACGACGCAGGCCCCGCGCCCGATGAACCGGCACTTCGCCGAGACCGATCGGCCGGCCTGGGGCCAGACCTTCGAGGAGGCGGTCGGCTATTTCCGGCAGAAAACCAACCTGCCGACCCGCACCTTTCGCGACATCGAGGGCCGCGCCAACGACCGCGCCTTCGTGGTGGCCGGCGCGATGAAGGCGGAGCTCCTGGCCGATCTCAGGGCCGCCATCGACAAGGGCGTGGCCGGCCAGATGTCTCTGGCGGAGTTTCGGGAGCAGTTCGACGCCATCGTCAAGAAGCATGGCTGGACCGGCTGGACCGGCGAGGGCAGCGCGGCCGATCGGGCCTGGCGGGCGCGGGTGATCTACGAGACCAACCTCAAGACCGCCTATGCCGCCGGCCGCTACGCCCAGATGACCGACCCTGACGTGGTCAAGGTCCAGAAATGGTGGCGCTACCGCCACGCCTTCTACCGCGTGCCCGAGCGCGCACGCCCCGACCATGAAAGCTGGGACGGGCTGGTGCTCGCCTGGAACGACGCCTGGTGGGACACCCATTATCCGCCCAATGGCTGGAACTGCTCTTGCGGGGTCGAGACACTGTCCGATGAGGACCTCGCCGAAGACGGCGTGACGCCCGATGCGAGCCCCCCCATCGTGACGCGCGGTCTCGTGGACCCCGCAACCGGACGGGTGGTGCAGGTGCCGAACGGCATCGATCTGGGCTGGGACCATGCGCCGGGCCGCGACTGGTCGCGCGGGCTCGTGCCGCGCAACCTGCAAGCGCCGCTTGAGCCGCTCATGCCCAACGAGCGGGTTTCCGCGCGCGTCATCGTGCCGGCCATGCCGCCGCCGCGGGCCTTCACAGCCCCCTTGCTGGAGAGCGGACAGCCGGCGGAGCGCTATGTCGAACGCTTTCTCGCCGCGTTCGGCGCGGCCATCGGGCAGCCCGTCATGGTTCGCGATGCCGCCGGTCACGCCATCGTTGTGTCCCAGCGCCTCTTCGCCAGCGAGGATGGCGCGCTCAAGGTCCTGAAGCGCGGTCGCGAGGCGCAGGTGCTCAGACTGGCCGAAACCATCCAGGACCCCGACGAAATCTGGGTCTCCTGGTGGCGGGCGTCGCCCGTCGCGCCGCCGGCGCTGTTGCGCAGCTATCTGCGGCGCGGATTGGACAGTGAGGGATTTGGGCTGTTCCAGTGGTCGACCGCCGGGTGGCGCGGCATGACCGCCTTCCCGCCCGACAGCACGGACTATCTGTTGCGGCAGAGGCAGGGCGCGCTGATCTGGCGGCGCGGCACGGATTGACGCGCGCGCCGTCGTCCCGGCCGCGCATCACGGATGGTGACCTACTAGGCCGGACGAGGCTCGGTCACCACGTCACCAGCGATAGGGGAGAGGGCGGCACATGTCCATTGCGATCAAGGTCAGCGGCGGCCCGAGCCTCGCCGCCGCCAGCGCCCAGTTGGCGGAGCTCGAAGCGAAGGCGCGCAACCCGGCGTCCGGCCTCAAAACCATCGGCGAGAAGCTGCTCAGGGTGCAGCTCGACCGCTTCCGCGACCAAAGCGCGCCCGATGGCAGTCCATGGCAGCCGCTGAGGCCGCTCACCATCGAAACGCGCGGCGGCAAGACAGGCCCGATCCTGCGCCGGAGCGGCCTGCTGATGCGCTCGTCCAACTACCGCGTGGCGGGGCGCACCCTGTCGATCGGCATCTCCGGCGTGCAGGCGGGCGTGCAGCAATTCGGGGCCACGATCGTGCCCAAGAAAGCCAAGCGCCTCGCCATTCCGATCCCGGCGGCGAAGGGCGCCCGCCCCATGGTCGGGTTCGCCTACGCCATGAAGGTCACCATTCCCGCCCGCCCCATGGTCGGGTTCGGCCCGAAGGATCAGCGTGCGGTCGAGCAGGGCGTCCGCGCCTGGCTGGCGGTGGACGCGAAGCCCTGAGCGTGCGCGGACCAGGCGAAAACCGCCGAGCCCCACAAACGGCCCGTGGCGGCCAAGACACCCGCCCCCGCCATCAGCCTAGCGGAGCCCCCCATGATCCGTTCCAGCGCGCGTCAGATGGCCGTCAGATTTGAAGCTGGATTGATGGGGGCGGACCGCAGGCGCGGCGCGGGCATCACCACGCGTTGACCGGCGGGCCTGGCGCGCCGATAGTGGCGCTGCGCCGCCCGATGAAGCGGGGGCGCGCGGCGCGCCTCTCGATGCTGCGGCGACGCGGTCATGGTGCCGCCATGATCGCCGCATCCGCCGCGCCACTCCAGACATCTCCCCGGTCCGCCGGGCCGGCTGCGCGCCGTGCGGTCGAGGTTTTCCGGCCGGGCACGTTCACGCCGCTCTCTGGCGAGCCCATCACCTTCTCCGCCGCCGATGTCGCCGCCATGGCGACGGTCTATGACGCTGCGCTGGCCCCTGCGCCCGCGGTGGTCGGTCATCCCGCGATCGACGCCCCAGCCTTCGCCTGGGCGGCCGCGTTCCGCTGGGAGCCGGAGAGCGAACGGCTCGTGGCCGAGCTCGACCAGATCGAGCCCGCTTTCGCCGAGGCGGTGGCGGCGGGCCGTTACAAGCGGATTTCGATGGCGCTGTTCGCGCCGGACGCACCGAACAATCCGAAGCCCGGCACCTGGTACCCCAAGCATGTCGGTTTTTTGGGCGCGGCCGCCCCGGCGGTGCCGGGCCTGAAGCCTGTGGCTTTCGGCGACGCGACGGGCGTGCAGGTCTTCGAGTTCGGCGACATGACCGCCCTGCGCGACGTCGCCGGCCTGTTCCGCTCGCTGCGCGAGTGGATCATCGAGAAGTTCGGGGCCGAACAGGCCGACCGCACCCTTCCCAGCTGGACCATCGCCTGGATCGACGACGCGGCCACCCCGTCCGCGCCGGGACCGGCTTTCGCCGCCGCCTTTCCCAAACCGGAGCCCTTCCCCGTGACCACAGTCCCGACCCCGCCGCCCGCCCAGCCGGACGCCGCAGCGCTCCAGGCGCGTATCGCCGAACTGGAGGCGCGCGAGCGGGCCGCCGCCCATGAGGCGCATGTCGCCTTCGCCGAGCGCCTGATCGACGCGGGCCGTCTGACCCCGGTGCTGCAGGAGCGCGTGGTCGCGCTGCTCGACGCCCTGCCGGCCGACGCCGCTCCGGTGGCGTTCGCCGAGGGCGACGCCCAGCGCAGCCTCCCCGCCCGGCAGCTCGTGAGGGACATCCTGGAGGCGCTGCCGCCCGTGGTCGCCTTCGGCCAGATCGACACCGGCCAGCGGGGTGGCCTGCCCGGACGCGCCGCGTCCTTCGCTGCGCCCGACGGCATGGCCGTCGATCCGGCGTCCGCCGAGCTCCACGCCAAGGCTGTCGCCTGGCAGGCGAGCCATCCGGGGTCGGACTACATGGCGGCTGTCGCCGCCGTCACCCGCTGAGGAGCGCGCGATGCATTACCAGACCTTCACCCATACCCTGCGGGCGACCGGGGCCGGCGTGCAGCGCCGCTTCGTCACCGCCGCCGGAGCCCAGGCCGGCGCGACCGACATCGTGTTCGGCGTCGCCAAGACGGACTTCTCCGCCGGCCAGGATGTGGCGGTCGATTATCTCGGCATCATCGGCGTCGAGGCCGGCGCGGCCATCGCGCTCGACGCCGGCGTGACGCCGGACGCGCAAGGCCGCGCGGTGACCGATCCGACCGCCTCCAACGGCGTCGCCGCCAACCGGGTCGGGCGTGCGCTCAACGCGGTCACGGCTGCCGGCCAGACCGTCTTCGTTTGCATCCGCTAACCCCTGAAGGATCGCACCCATGCGCGCCATGACCCCTGGACAGGCGGCGATCGTCGACGCCGTCCTGACCAACTTCGCCCGAGGCTACGACAATCAGGAATTCATCGCCGGCCGCCTCGCGCCTGTGGTCGACGTGCCGTCGCGCTCCTCGCGCACGATCCGGTTCGGCAAGGAAAGCTTCCGCCGGCTCAACACGCGCCGCGCGCCTGGCTCGCCGATCCTGACGGTGCAGTATGGCTATGCCTCCGATCCTGTCTCTCTGCAGCAGGACGCGCTGCAGGGGCTGGTCCCGATCGAGACCTCCGAGGAGGCGGCCCGGCTGCCCGGCATCAACATGGGCCAGACCGCCGTGCAGATGGTGCTCGACCAGCTCGATCTCGGCCTTGAGATCGACACGGCCACGCTGCTGCGGACGGCGGCCTCCTATCCCTCGTCCAACAAGGTCACCTTGTCCGGGACCGACCAGTGGTCGGACGCCACCTCCGATCCGAAAGCCGACATCGATGAGGCGAAGGAAGCCATCCGCCGGCTGATCGGTCGCTACCCGACGACGCTGGTGCTCGGCCCTGCCGCGTTCAACGCGCTGGCGAACCACCCGAAGATCAAGGAGCAGTTCAAGTATACCAACGCCGAGAGCATCACCGAGGCGATGCTGGCGCGGTATTTCGGGCTGCGCGAGGTGATCAACGGCAAGGCGGTGTTCCTGCCCGATGGCGTGGCCGACACAGCGCCTGCGACGGATGTCTGGGGCAAGGACGCGATCCTCGCCTTCGTGCCGCAGGGCTCGAACTGGATGATGCCCGCCTTCGCCTACACCTATCGGCTGCAGGGCTACCCCATGGTGGAGAGCCCCTGGTACGACCGCGACATCAAGTCGTGGAAGTACCCGACCACGATGGAGCGCCGGCCCTACCATGTCGGCACCGACGCCGGCTTCCTCTTCACCAACGCGGCGGCGTGACAGCGATGGCGAAGAGCGCACGGACCGTCGCCGCACGCGAGCCCGCCTCCGGTGAGGCAGTTCCCGGCGACACAGCCGCCGGCGTTCCCTGCCGCGTGCTGTCGCCGATCAAGACATCCGGTCGCCGTTTCGAGGAGGGCGACGCGATCGTTCTGCCCGACGCGGTGTTCGACGAGCTGGAGGCGCTCGGCGCTGTCGCACGGACAGCGTCCGCGCCGGACTGAGCCATTCCGAGCGAAAGGCTCCGTGGGCAACGGCGAGGATCACGGCGCATCGCAGCGCGCCGCCCTCGTGTCGGGAGAGCCGAGTAGGCGTCCAGGCGCGATCCTGGTGACGGGCGGGAACAGACCGCCACCCATTCACGCGGCGTCAGCCGCACAGGAGAGCACAGGTGTTTCTGACGGTTGCGGACATGGTGGCGGCGTTCGGCGAGGAGGAGATGCTGCAGATCGCAGGCGTCGGCCCGCGCGACGAGCGCGCGCTCGATGAGCCCAAGATCGTCGAGGCCATCGTGCATGCGCAAGGCGTCGTGGTCGGCTATGTGCGCGACCGCTGGGGCAAGGCCGAGGCGGAAGGCTCGGCCTTGCTCAAGGGGCTCGCCGCCGACATCGCACGCTGGCGTCTGCGCGGCCGTGGCGGCCAATCCTCGGCGATGAACGAGACCGTGCAGAAGCGCTATGACGAAGCGATCGCGCGGCTGAAGGACATCGCCGCCGGCAAGCTGACGCTCGACCTCACCGGCAGCGCGCCCGCCGCCGAGGCTGCCGCGGCCGAACTGCGCATCACGGCGGCGATGCCGCCGGCGCGCGGCCCCTCCTTGCTGGAGGGCTATCGCTGATGTCCGCCTCTGCCGCCTCCGCCTCCGCCTCCGCTGCCGCCGACCTTGACGCGGATCACCCGCTCGCGGCCGCCAACCGCGCGCCGACCGCTGAGACCGCCATCGACGCCGTTTGTGAGGCGGTGGTCGTGCGGCTGTCCCAGCGCCTGCCGGCGCGCGTGGCGATCGCGCACTTTCCGAACAAGCCGGGCGAATATGATTTCGAAGGCCAGGATGCCGCGGCGCTGGTCATCTACGACGGCTCGCGCTTCGACGTCGCCGGCCAGGTCGGCGATCAGGGCGTGCGCGAGACGGTGCGTCTGACCATCGTCCTGCTGGTCCGGGCGCTGCGCGGCGCGACCGGCGCCTACGGCCTCACGCGCGAGATCAGGACCGCGCTGCATGGCCAGTCGCTGGCCGGTGGCGTGGGCCTGCGCCCCATCGAGATCGAGCTCGAAAGCGAGGATGAGGGCGTCTTCCGCTACCGCCTCGTGTTCGAGACGAGGCTGCCGGCCGTGCCGTACCGGACGGCCACGCAGTCGCCGCTGATCCACCGCACCCGCGCCGAGACCGACTGAGGAGACCGACCATGGCCGACAAATGGTACATCTGGCGCGGGCCGCCGACCACGATCGAGGTGTGGCACATCGGGGCTGATCTCGATGAGCCGCCGGTGTTCGGGTTCGCCGCCCAGGTCGCCCCTGGCGTGCGCCTGCCCGAGGCGTTGCCGGAGGACCATTATCAGGTCGAGGGCTGGCTCGCCTTCAAGCTGGTCGAAGAGACCACGCCGCCCGAACCGAAGGCCGCCGCTGGGCCGCTCAAGCTCTCGCCACCTCAGCCCGCACCGTCCTTGCCCGCGCCACCGCAACCGGCGACGGCCGCGGCCGGCGAGGCCGTGAGCGCCCCCGAACCCCGCAAGACAAAGGAGCCCCGCAATGGGTGAGTATCACCACGGCCCGGAGGTCATCGAGCGCTTCGAGGCCGGCCGGACCATCCGCGACATCAAGGCCGCGACCATGATGCTGGTCGGCACCGCGCCGATCCAGACGCTGCACACGACGGTGCAGGCGCGGGCGGCCTACATCGAGAAGGACATCATCATCCGCACGAAGGAGGATGCGGTCGCCGCGTTCGGCCCCTTCTCCGGCGCGACCACGGCGGGCAAGGCCTATTCGATCCCGGCCGCCCTGCACGCGATCTTCAACAAGGATCGCGGGCGCGGCGTCGGCACGCTGGTGGTGCGCAACGTGTTCGACCCGGACGTGCACAAAGACGGGTCGACGCCCGATCCGACGCTTGTGACCCCGGCGATGATCGCCGGCGAGCTGAAGAGCAACGGCCAGCCCACCGGCTTCGAGGCCGCCTACTACACCTACGCGAAGTTCGGCTACTTCCCGCGCCGGCTGATCGCGCCCGGCTTCTCGACCACGCTGTCGGTGCGCCAGAAGATGCTGGCGGTCGCGAACAAGATCAAGGCGCACGCGATCTGCGACATGCCGCTCGGGCTGACCAAGCAAGGCATCATCGCGCAGCGCGGCGTGGCCCAGCCCTATCAGCTCGGCGATGATCGCCTGGTCTATTGCGCGCCGCACGTGATGGCGCGCGACCCGTCCGGCACGGGCCAGAGCCTGCAGCCGCTGTCGCAGCATTTCGGCGGCATCTGGAACGAGACCGTCACGCGCGAGGACGGAGACGATGATGGCGGCCCGGCCGCGAGCCCGTCCAACCGCCCCATGACCGACGTGTCGGACCTCGAAATCCCGCTCAGCTTCTATCCGGGCGACTATGGCTCCGACACGAACATGCTGAACGAGGCCGGCATCGCCACCTGCAACATGGGCGAATATGGCGGGGCGATCAAAACCTGGGGGGCGCACGCGTCGAGCTGGGGCGCGACAAGCGGCAGCAACGTCACGGCGTGGCTGCACGTGCGGGCGATGTACGACATCCTGCACGAGACCATCCAGTGGAACCTCATGCCGAATATCGACCGGCGCGGCACGCCGCAGCGGGTCGAGTTCATCGAGGATCAGATCCAGAAATACATCAACCTCAAGGAGCGCGACGGCTGGCTCTATGGCGGCCGCTTCCGCTTCGACCGGAAGAAGAACACGCCCGAGGAAATCCTCGGCCAGGGCCGCTTCTGGTACCGGCTCGACGGCGCGCCGATGTCGATCATGCATCGCATCTCGGTCGAGAGCTACATCGACATGAACCTCGTGCGCTCGGCCCTGGGCCTGGGCGGCAACGCCTAAGGAGAGGACCCCATGCGCGAGATCAAGATCGGGCAGACCACCAACGCGGACGTCTACATGGACGGCTCCCGGCTGGTGGGCCGCATCAAGGAGTTCGAGGTCGACAAGGTGGCCTATGAGCGCGTCACCCATGAGGCGCTCGGGATGGTCGGCAAGGTCAAGCTGCCGGGCCGCACGCTGGAGCCCATCGACGCCAAGATCAGCTTCAGCTGGCTGGAGACGGCCGTGATGCTGAAGACGGCGCTGCCGAACCGGGCGATCACGTTCCAGTTCGAGAAGTTCGTCGACATCTTCGACCAGGACGGGCTCGTGGTGGGCGACGGCTACCGCATCATCACCACCGCGAGCCTGCTGTTCGCGGAGGAGGCGATGGACGCCTTCAAGAACGGCGATGATCCGATCGGCCGCGAGCATGAGTGCTCGGTCATCCGCTATGTCGTGAAGTCGACCGAGACCGACCAGTTCATCCGCGAGTTCGCGCCGTTCGAGAACATCAACCGGGTGAATGGCGCGGATGTCTGGCCGGCCTACTGAGGGCGTCAGCGAGGCCGACCGCGCCGCGCTTGAGGCGATGCTGGTCGAGCTCGCCGAGATCGAGCCGATCTGCCAGTTCTTCGCTTACTGGCGCCTGCCTTGGCCGCTGGCGGGCGTGAGCGCAATATTCTTCGCCATCGCCAAGGCGCTGGTCGAGACGACGCCCGCGAATGCCGAGCGCACCACCGCGCTTCGGAAACTGCTCGAAGCCAGGGACTGCGCCGTACGCGCCCACCTCATGGGAAGGACTGACCGATGACCGAGACCCACACGCCGCTCCGCCCCGCCCCCGCGCCCGCCGTGCGCGACGTCGACGCGATGCGGGAGCCGAAGTCCTTCCGCCTGCCGAAGTCGGGCATCGCGGTGGTTTACGACGCCGACCCGTCCGTCGCCCAGGTGGTCGCCGCGCAGAAGGCGGCCGCCAAGGACAGCGCGCTGTTCGTGCTCTACCTCGCCCAGGCCACCGCCACCTTCGACGGTGAGCGGCTGACCATGGGCGCGCTGCGCGAGCGCATCCGCGGCAAGGACTATCTGGCGCTGGCGGCCGAGATGCTCAGCGACGACAAGGCCGAGGAGGCCGACGCCGCGGGAAACTGACGGGCGGGCGGCGCTGGCCCACGGTGGCCGCGATCGTCGCCATGGTGCGCGACGGCTTCGGCTTCGAGGCGCTGCTCGGCCTGCCGGTCTCGGATTTCTCGGACTGGTACGCGGAGTGGGCCCGGCAGCGCGAAGCCGAGGCCAAGGCCATGAAGGATGCGCAGCGGGCGCGCTGACCAGGGGCGAGGGAGCTGACACATGCGCGTCGAGCTGATCCTCGAAGCCATCGACCGGGCATCGGGGCCGATCGGCCGCGTACAGGACGCGGTCGACAAGATCGGCAAGGCCAAGCCGCCGCCGGCCATGCCTCCCGCTCCACCGCCGCCACCGCCCCCCGGCTTACCGGCGCGCGGACCGGATAGGCGGTTTCTGGGTGGGGGTGGACAGGATACCGGGCGAGCGGCGGCTGGAGCTGACAAGCTCGCGGCGGCGCAGCAGCGCGCTGCCGCTGCCCCAGGCGATTTGTTCGGCGCTTTGGGCTCTGCCGCCGCCGTTGCAGCACCGATCATGGGCGCAGTGAAGCAATTCAACGCCTATGAGGACGTCCTCAACGAGATCGGCATGAAGTCTGGTACGACGGGCGCTGAACTCGCAGCCTTTGGCGAGCGCGTCCGCTCGCAGGCGCGCGCCGTCAACATGGCGTCGACCGACATGCTGACCGGCATCGACAAGCTCGCGGCTGGCGGTGTGACCATGGCGCAGGCCGAGGCGGCCTTCCCGACACTGGCAAGGGCGGCCGTCGCCACAAAGTCGTCGATGGACGATCTTTCCAAGACCACGGTCAGCCTGATCAACAATCTCAAGATCGATCCGGGTCAAGTGACGCGCGCGCTCGACGCCATGGCGCAGGCGGGTAAGGACGGCCAGTTCGAGCTGAAGGACATGGCACAGTTCTTCCCAAAGCTTGGCGCACAGTATTCGTCGATGGGGCAGACCGGCCAGAAAGCGGTGGAGGATCTGGCGGCTGCGCTGCAGATCATGCGGCGCAACGTGGGCTCCCCGGGAGAGGCCGTCACCAACCTGCAGGACCTGCTGCGCAAAATCACATTGAAGCCGGCTGAAAAGGCCTTCAAGGACGCGGGGATCAACATCACCGAGGTTATGGAGAAGGCCCGCAAGGAGGGCACCGTATTCGAAACCATGTTTGATGTTTTGAACAAGGCGACAGGCGGCGACATCAGCAAGCTGCAGGGCATTTTTGGGGACAAGGAGGCTCTCGGTGGTGCAACCGGACTGATGCAGCACTTCCAGGACTTTCTGAAGATGCGCGACAGCGCACGCGGTGCGCAGGGGATCATCGATCTCGACTTCGCCAAGCGCATGGGACTAGGCGTTGAGGTCGCGCGCGCGCTTAACGTCGCAATGGGGGAGCTTGGCACGACGCTTGGCCAGGCGCTCGCACCGATGGTCAACGCAAAGATACAGGCTCTCACGAACCTCGTCTGGCAGGTTGAGGCGTGGATCAAGGCAAATCCCGAGCTGGTGGCCACCATCGCGCAAGTGGCGAGCGCCATGGCGGCAGCACTCGTGGTCCTCGCGGTCATGAAGTTCGCTTTCGCCGTGCTGGCCTGGGGCGTGAAGGCCGTGATCGGGCCGTTCAGGCTGCTGGGCACGGCTGCGAGCTGGCTATGGGCGGGCCTGCGGCTCGTGGCCGGCGCAGCGGGCATCGCCGCGTCCTTCATCAAGGGGCTCGCCAGCGGCATCAGCGCCGGCGTCGCGGCTGTTGGCGGCTGGGGCGCGGTGCTGCAGGCGGTGGGGCTGCGCATCGCCGGGCTGCAACTCCGGTTCGCACTCTTGGCCGGCATAATCACCTCGCGTTTTCCGACGCTGGCCAGCATCGGCGGCATGCTCGCCTCGCCCTTCGCGATGGCTGGCCGCGCCCTTTTCGGGCTCGGAGCCGCGATGATGGCAACCCCGATCGGGTGGTTCGTGGCTGGCGTCGCCGCGGCGGCCGGGGCGGCTTATCTGCTCTACCAGCATTGGGGCGCGATCGGGCCTTGGCTCGCTGGGCTGTGGGGCCAGATCGTCGAGGCGGTGGGCCAGGGCGTGGCGGCGGTGGTGGGCGGGCTCGCCGATTTCGGCGCGCGCCTCGTCGCGGCCATCGCCCAGGCCTGGGGAGCGGTGACAACCTGGTTCGGCGCGCTCACCTGGCCCGCGCTGCCGTCGTTCTCGGCGGCGATCGGCGCGGTGTTTGCACCCGTGGTGGCGGCGCTGGAGACGGCCTGGGGGGCGGTGACCACCTGGTTCG